TTAATCCAGTCTTGCCACATGCCAGCGCGACCTGTATAAATCATAAGTTCTCGCAACTCATTCTCTTGTTCTTTGATTGTTTCAAGTGCCATGAATTCTTCGAGGTCTGACTTATCAGATTTTTGACTTTTGTTGACTTCTATTTGTAATTTGCTTTTGGCGTCAAAATAGTTAAATAGACCCTCACCCATTTGATGCAGGTCTTTTCCTTCTTGTACAAATTCCTTAACGGTTTTGAATGCGGCAGTCGCAAGTGCTAATTCAGCAAGCATGGCATTTTGATTCCTCTATGTTAGAAAAGAAGAATATAATTCACCAAAGATATTGTGTAGGTCACTCTCTCAATACTATTTATAAAAAAGAGGTCAACAAAGTGACCCCTTTTTATTTTCAACTGTTACTTTTAATTAATTACCTGATAGAGTTACGATGTACTATCAGACCAAACTAGTATAAGGCGCATAATTAATTAGGAAAAACTTCCCATCTCCTCTAGTGTTGGTTATTCATCTGCGGCAAGTTTGCTGAAGTAACTCATTGCTTCATCATCTTCATCATCACTTACAGTCGATGTCTCCACCGCTGGCGTAGTAGATTTCGCTTCTTCTACCCATGGTGCTTTCTCTTCTGCAACAGGTGCTGGCGCACTTGGTGCAAAAGTCTCTGGTGCTGAATTTAAGTTCAGTACCAAATCTAGTTTCGCTTTCAACTCATCGTATGACTTGAAGTTTGAAGGAGCAATAAACTCGCTCAAGTTATATTGTGTTTTCCACAATGCTTCAATCTTCGCATCATCACCTTCGAACAAAGCAGACTTACTATCAAACTCTGATTTATCGTAGTTAGTAAAACCTTCTACTTTTCTAATCTTTAGTTTGAAGTTAGTGCCAGTCCATGGGTCGAAAGGATTAACAGGTACCTCATCTTCGAACTGTGGTTTCATCTGGTCAGTAATCTTATCAAAGATTTTCTTACCAAACTTGAACAGTTTGACTTGACCCTCATTCTCAGGATGCTTAGGATCAGAAACCACTAAGACGTTAGCGATATAAGAAAGTCTACGCTTCTGCTTTCTCGCAATGTCTTTGTTCGCTTCAGTACCAGAGTTCCAAAGAATAGAGTTATACTCTGCAACCGGGTCTTTCTGATTGAGAGTAGTGAGTGAGTTTTCAATATACCACTTACCAGTAGGACCTTGAAACCCGTGATTAAATACACGAACCCAAGGAAGTTCATTGCCTTCCGCTTCAGGAAGAAAACGAACGACAGCATAACCATTACCAGACTTATCAAGTTCTGGACGCCAGAAGCGGTCATCTTGATTGCTGTTGTTGCTTTGCTGTGGGGAGTTTACTTTTTCTACTTGTGAAAGTAGTCTTGATAGATTGTCGTTAGACTTTTTTAGTTGTGCAAAATTTGTCATTTATATTACCTCGTATGTACGTTATATTGCGTTGTATAAGTTTATCTTATCCACTTAATCATTATATGTCACTATTTATATGACTTTCATCATATTTCTGTATACTACTATACACTATTACCTTGTATTTGTCAACATTAAAATCAAGAAAAGGTCGGTACTTAATCAACTTTCGCCGTTCTTCTTTCCAGAAAAAGTCATCTTGTAACGTCTTATCCCAATAAGACAAATAGTTGTTGATAGCATCTAGTATCAACATCGTTTCGATTTTAATATCTCCACGACTATACATTTGTAGTAGCAGAGGATGTTGCTCATCTTTTACTACAAAGCATTTGTCGAACTTGTCAATTTCTTCATCTTCAAGTTCTGAACAAATCTCTTGAAGGTCATCTTGTAAGTTTTTTGTTAAACTCTGTAAGCGACCTCGCCATTTATTATATACCTGCAGTGCTTCTTCATAAATGAAAGCACCACCCCATCGATTACCATCTACATAATTAGCAATCAGAAACTTTGGTAGTTCGTCATCTTTGAATTCAGATGCCAACTTCTTAAAAGCAAACTGGTCTGTTCTCTTTAAGAAACTTTCTCTGGATGCTGACACCGCACCTTTTGTTTTTGTTATATCATACTTATCAGTTGTAAAGTGTAACTTAAAAGCAAGATACGTTCTGTAAGCATCTAAGTCATTCATCGAAAAGGTCTGCCGCATATCCATCCTACTAAACTATAACGAACACCTTTAGTTACAGGTGTTACTCTGTGGTACATAAAACTAGGGAACACTATAGCACATCCTGTGCTTGGTGTCAAGATAGTATTTCGTTCTTTCTCATGTGGTAGACCTGTTTCAAATTCAAAATTACCACCATCATAATCTTCATTCAGTAAAACAGAAAAACTAATCTTTCTTATCTTACCTCTCAATAGCATATCTACATTCTTATCATAAGGTAGACTTCTTTGGTCAGCATGCCAGTCATAATGCTGTTTCTTAGAACCTTCATACTTTGTGAACTGTAAATCTTCAATCGCATCATAATCATAGTTCCAGTAATTGTTTTTATTCTCACCAGCAATCATATTCAAAACTGGTTTGTAAATAAATTCTGTCTCTTGTTTTCTCTTGAACCAAGCAACAGAACTACTTCTATGTCCCTGTATTGCTTGCTCAGTACTATCAATCTTAGCATCTTCAAGATTGCTCTCGCCCATTGCAATGATATTACTTAAATCTTTATCATTGAAGATACGCTTTGTTTGTGAAAATTGATATTCTAAAATCATCACACAGGCAACTCTGCGGTTGTCTTAGGTAGATAGTGCAAGTCTTGTGCGTTTACAGTAACTTTATCTTTAAGTGTTTTGCTCACAAACTTCTTTACATCTTCAGGTTCAAGTTCATGGTTCTCACAATACAGTAGAATTGCATCCATATGAGTTATTGTCTTATCTATAACAATCTCTTCGATAATCTTACTAAATCTTTTCGGTGTCATCGGTTCTGGATTATTCATGTTAGTCCCATCTATAAAATATATGGTCATCAACTTGACCAATTAAAGTTTTTGTCTTACTCCACTTAGGGTTTACATAATCTGCGTGATAGTGCGTTGCGCCTTCTATCAACCCATCGTAGCGATTTGTTAATAATCTTTTTACTAATTGCATAATTTTTTGATATGCTTGTGTGTCTGTAACTCTGTCGTGCTTACCATCACAAAACCAAGAGAACTGACATTTGTGTTTTCTAGGTACGTCTTTACCCTTTGCTTCTTTCCACCATGTAGAGTATTGTGCTTGATACACAACTTCGCAAATTGTGTTAGGAAATCTAGCATCACGAACACGATTTATAACTACAAGACCTACTGCTATCTGTCCTGCAGTAGATTGTGATTTCGCTTCGTGATATATGTTATTAGATAAGCATACCTCGGAGTTTGTGCTTGGTAGTGTTATATCATCTGCAAATGCGCTAGATGAAAGTAACAGTAAGGGAAAAATATATTTAATCATAGAGTACAGTATACTATAACTTTCTATGTTTGTCAAGTCTAATTATGGTAAAAGTGTCACTTTTCTGTTGCAAGGTAAGTGACCAACCCCACAGATTATGCCGCTAAGGCGTACTCTGTATGTGCAAAGTTATCGTTTGCGTTTGTAGTGTTTGACCAATTACGCAGTCACCCGACAGTTCTACTCTTTCTTATCTACGTCAGTCGATCCTATTTCGCCCCCATCATAATTACTCGATTTACCAACACCTGATAGATATCTTACTGGTGGAATTTCGTGTATCTTAAAAAGTTTTATAAAAAACTCTGTTAGTCTATCAAACATATTGTCCTCAAGTAATTATGGTGGAGGCGGAGGGTACTGCCCCCTCGTCCTGTCCGTCATTCAGATTGTATCAACAAACTGTAATCTTATTTATATCATACTCAAGCAACTTTGTCAAGTACTTTTTCTGAAAAATATGGATCAATATCTAAATACTTTCCCCATTCACTATAGTAATGTCTCATACCGACTTCATCATGTATTGTACTGTTCTCATGTCTACCATGACGAATGTTTCTTGCTTCTGTACCTTCACGCATTGTTACACCTTGACCAGCAACACCAATCAAGTCTTCGTGCAAGTTTCTGCCGAAAGGTCCCCAAATAGAATTATGATGTTTAATTCTTGTTTGTCTTTCTTCTGGTGTATCTTTCTTCAACCCATAACCTCTGAACTCAATCAGAACTTTATTTGGACCTAGTGGTGTCACTGCGTCTGAACGATATGCACTCCCACGGAGGTTAAAGTTGAATCCTGGAAAGAGGTCAACCATGTACCACTGGTTGGGCGGCAGATTGGGAAAAGATAATTCCCCCCTATCTTCAAATCCTGAATACTCTTCGTAATTAACAGTAAAACTACTAACATTAACATGACCGTTATCAAAAGGAATATTCTTTCTAGCGAAATATTCATCGTTGAATCCTGACACTCTATTAAAGTAATGCATGAAGTCGTGATAGAATTCACTATTTGTGTCATGCCACAATTTATAGTTTGTATTAATCACTGCTTTGTGATAGTGAAATACTTCCATCTCTTCTGTGTCGATTGCGTCTGCGATACAATCAAATGCACCTGCAGTCCATTCTTCTACCGACTGTGTAGGGTTCTCATTTAGAGTTGTCCACACCATACCGCCGTGCTTAACTTCCGTGTATAACTCCTTATAGTCATTCATTAGGAATTCTACTCTAGTCATTGTTCCTGAAGGTGTATTAAACTTACCTGTGTTCAGATAAGTTTTAATTGTATCGCCGTTATTGATTGCAATAATATTAACGCCTGCAATTTGTGTCGTTCTAAAATTACCTGCATTTGGCATCTCTGATTTATGACACATGGGAACCCAAACTTTAGAAAAGATTTTATCTTGTTCTTGTTGATGGATTTCAAAACTATTATAACAAGCACTACTGATTGCTTCTACTTGTGGTGCAGATGACCACTGCTTATGATTACGAGGTGGCATAGCATTTCTCCTTCTGCCTATCAAATATTTATATTAGTAAGAGGTTTGTATACCTTCTTTTGCTTTATCAAAAATATTACTATTTACCTCTAGTGATTTGCCGACAGAAATAAAACAAGTATACTTGTTCGATGGGATAAATTCTAAGATAGTAATGCTTCCTGTGTCTACGTTACCGATTACTTCAACTCCAGTTTTACCATCACTGATAAATCGCATC